GCGGCTGCGCGGCTTCCTCGATGCGCGCGGCGTACGCGGCGAGCGATTCGACCTCGGCGGGTGCTGGGGGCGGTGCCGGATCCTGTGCCGGCGGCGTTTCCACGGCCGGCGGCTGCGCGGCTTCCTCGATGCGCGGCGTCTCTACATGTTCGAGCGCGGGCGGCGGCTCGACCGGCTTCTGTTCGACCGGCGGCGCCGGGGTTTTTCCGTTACGTGCCATTGATCCTCCGTGTGACGGCTTCCGCCTTGGTTTCCATGTTTTCGCGCAGCAGAATCTCGTGCTGCGCAACCGTTGCGCCGCCCATGAGCGACGTAAAGATGGCCTCGAACTGGTTCGCCGCCCACAGGAGGCGCTTCAGTTCTTCGGCCTGGGCCTTGTTCTCGACCGGCAGCGCGGCCCAGCTCTCGGTGATCGCGAGCCGGGTCTCCCGCATCGCCTCCTGGAAGAGCGGGTCTTCGAGCAGGCGCTTCGCGTGCTCGCCGCGTGCGATCTGTTCTTCAGGGGTCATCCGTACGGTCCTTTATTGCCGGTAAAGTGGTCAGCGGTAGCGGCGCCCAGCTGCTGCGCGTGCGCCAGGTCGCCCCGGTCATCGCGCAGCATGCGGTGCTCGAGCTCGATGTGCTTGAGGCCCAAGTCGATCTCCTTTATCCGGACCTCCTTTTCCTTGAGCCGCAGCTCGATGCCCTTCAGTTGGGTCTCGGCCTGCAATTTCGCGGCCGCCATCGCAATATCGTGCTGCGCCTGTTCGCGGCGACCTTCCTGCTTGATGCGCTCGACCTCGATCTGCGCTTCGGCAAGCATCTGCTCGGGCGACTTCTGCGGCTCGGGCTTCTCGGCTGTGCTGGGATCAGTCAACAGGCGCGTCTCGCCACCCTGAATGTTGCCGGCCTTGAGCAGCATCTTGCCCAGGTTGTAGACGTTCTCCGGCGTCACCACGCCCAGCGGCGCGGCCTGCTGGAAGTAGGCGCCCATCATCGACAGGAACTGGATCGTCTGCGACTTGTCGCCCGTGCCCAGGCCCACGTTGATATTGACGTCCATTTCGGCCGACCAACTGCGCGGGTCGTATTCCACCCACGTGTTGCGCAAGCGGATCGTCGCCGGCTTGTCCTGGTACTCGCATGTCAGCTTGAGCAGGCGCTTGCATAGGTCCTTGCAGCCCGTCTCGGCGAAGATACGGAGCATCATCAGCTCGCGCTTCTGGTCGCGGGTCTGCGCGATCTGCGCGCCGGTAGCGGTCTTGTTGAGGCTGTCGGCGTCGAGGCCCTGGTTGAGGCGGCTGACGCCAACGCGCTCCTCGCGGACCGTGTTCATCAGCTCGATGCCCTGGAGCGACTCGTTGGCCACGAGCGAGGTTTGCAGCGGGCCGGCCATGCCGGGCTGCTTCATGCGCACCACCTTGCCAATGCGCGTACTCAGCAGGTCGTCCAGATCCACCTGGCCCAGGACCGCATACGTGGTCGGGTTGTTCGCCAGGTACAGCGAGTCCAGGTACTGACGCTGCAGGCTGGTCTTCGTATCCTGAATCGACACGACCGGATCCGCCAGGGCCATGCCGATGATGCGATGGGGCAGCAGGATCGGGGACCACAGGCAGTACTCGTGGTCGTCGACTTCCTCGTTCTCCAGGATGTCGTTGCCGGCCATGAAGACCCGGCGCCATTCAGCGATGCCGTCGCCGTCGAAGTCCAGGCGCACGAAGCCGAAGAACAACGTGATCTGCTGCAGCGCACCGTCGCCGGATTCGCCGGGTGTCGGTGCGTCAGGATCGCGCTCGTTCGACAGTGTCTCGGCTGCTTGGTAGTCCGACAGCAGCTCGACGCGGCCCTGCTTGAAGCCCATCTCGACCAGATCGGAGCGGGTGTACGTGCGCAGCTCACCGATCGCGGTGACGTCGGCCAGCTTCTTAGCGCCGCGGGTGAGGATGAAGCTCTCGGGCGGCACATTGTCGATGCGCACGCCGCGCGGGCCGCCGTCGACCAGGATCTCGACGTCGTGCAGTTGCAGCGCTGGATCGGTCGGGTCAGCGTAGGCGTCGTGCGTCGTGATCGTGATTCGCTGGTCCTGCACCATGCTTACCAGCTGCTGGTCGGTCAGGCCCGTGTACGATTCCTTCTTCTGCTTGCTGGTGCCATCCCACCAAGCGCGCACGATGCCGACCTTCGACAGCAGCGCATCCTTGATCCACGTGTTGAACAGGATGAAGCCATCGTTCTTGTTCTTGATCAGGTGGTTGATGACGTCGGTGGCCTGGTCGGCGTACTCCTCGTCGCCTGGCGCGGCCGGTTCGAACTCGCAGATGTTGTCGCCGGCGAAGAACGGCTCGAGCAGCGAGGGCAGGGCGGACTCGATCACCTCGAACACATCCCAGCTCACGACCTGGCTGCGGCCCGGCACCTCGTTGCCCATCGGCAGACCATGGTAATAGCCAAGGTTGCGCTCGCGGTCGGCAGCCAGCTGCGAGCCGGTCCAGGCGGCGGACTCGCTTACTTCACGGTCGACCGCGCTGCGCAGCTCGTCGTCGGTCATTTTGGTCATACGATTCCCAGTGATTGATAGTTGAGGCTTCCGCCCCATGGCTTGTCGATGTCGCCATATGCGATTGCATGGCGCCGCATCATGTAGGCGTAGCGCACAGCGTCGAGTATGTCGTCGCGGGTCTTGGCGATCTTCCCGTCCTTGCGGTGGTACTGCAGGAACTCGTCGAAGAAGTCGCGCAGGCCGGCGAACACCTTGAAGCGGCCGCTCATCATCAGGTCGCGGATTTCAAATACGCCGGCTTCGACGCCGTTACCTCCGTCCGGCCACGTGGCTCGCTCGAGCAACATGTTGAATCCTGCCTGCTCGTAGTAGGTCTTCTGCTGCTCGCCGCTGCTCTTCTCCGTTTGCAGGCCATCGGACGGCCAAGCCGTGGGCACGCCATTCGCCCAGGACTTCACCGCGCCCCAGGCCTCGATCGGCTTGGTCTGCGCCTTCTTCCAGGCCTTCGTGAGGTAGAACATGTCGCCTTCGGGGTCGAACACCAGCTGCACGTGCGCCTGCGGGTGGTCCCAGCCGAAGTCCATGCCGTCGATAACGCGGAAGTGCTTCGGGATCGCGAACGGCTCGCAGGTGATGGCGTCTTCGGCCAGGTCGTAAATTCGTCCGTGTCCCAGCATCGGGACTCCTTTCGTTCGCATGTCGCGTTGGTGCGCCGGGTAGCTGGCCAGCAGGCCTTCCTTTGCCTGCGTGCTGAGGTGGGGCGCATCGTCCCAGCCCTTCTGCATGCATATCTGCGCCGGCGAAGGCGTGTCCATGAACTGGATCACCAGCTCGGTGCGACCGTTCTCCGGCGTGAAGGTCAGGATGCCGCGCCCGCCGGCACCCTTGTCGCCGGTAGCGGTACGCGTCAGCACCTGGGGGAAGATGGTCGGATCCCGCGGCTCCTCATCGATGTGGAACCAGTCGACGCTGTCGCCCATCAGCGCGTGCTGCCCCTGCGAGTACGACCAGAACTGGATCGCGGCGTCGCTGGCCTGCACGTCACCGCCGCCGATCTGGCGGATGTAGACGGTGCGCAGCGCATTCGGCGTGCCGGACATTGCCTCGTAGCCTTTGATGTGCTCGGGCGGGATCAGCCCGCCGGAGAACTTGCTGCCATCCTTCCGGCCGATGATCGGCTCCTGCAGCAGGTCGCGTGTCTTCTCGCCCGAGTAGCCCAGGCACCAGATCAGCGGCGCGTGCCCGAACGTGTGGCCCTCCCAGTCGTCCGGGTAGTCGCCCATGGCGTGGATCGCGTCGAGGTAGGTGCCGGTGTACGTCTTGCCGATCCGGTTGGCGGCGATCAGGCACACCTGGGTGTGGGACGCCGTGTTGGCGTTGAATTCACGCTGCCAGCCGTACAGCTTCTGGTGCAGCGCCTTGTAGCGGTAGACCCGGGCGCGGCGCTCTTTTTCCTGGAGCAGGGCGAGCAGACGCTCCTTTTCGGCCCTACTCGACGCCGTCATGGGCTGCGGCCGCGCTGGCCTTCGCGATCTCGGCCTCCAGCTCGGCGTCGGTCATCGTCTTGATGCGGTGCTCGATCGCGCCGCCGCCTTCGCCGGTCAGCTGCATGCGGTTGCCGTACTTCTTTGGCTTCATGCGTTGGGCCTGCTCGACCCGGGCGTGGATCCGCAGCTTGGCCTTGCGGATCGAGTCGGCATCGACGCGGCAGTTGTCGGCGATGTCCACGATCTCATCGATCAGGGTGTCGGCTCGCTCGTCCGTGGCCACCTCGTAGGCTGCGGCGAACTCGGGATGCTCCCGCAGCCAGCGGAACACAGCGGACTTGCTCGGCATGCCGTCGAGCTTGCACGCGGCGCGGATCGTCTTTCCATCCGCGATCGCCGCGCAGAACTTGTCAGCCAGTTCGGGCGTGTAGGTAGTCGCGGTCATAGGTCAGGAATAAAAAAGCCAGGCGCTCGGCCTGGCAAGGCCCTGGGGTGGGCAGGAGACATGTTGTGGCGGCCACGAGGGCCTCACGCGTTCAGCGCTTGACCACACGGCTGGGCGGTCCCATGCGTGTGGTGACTGGTTACGCCAGTCAGGCGCCGCCCATCGAGGTCAGCGGTGATTTCGGCGGTTGCGCGCGATGCCGCGCTTCTTCGTGGCGGTACGACGCTGCTGCGCCATCGAAATGCAGGCGCCCTTGCGGCCGTAGCGGGCTGCGGAGGGAATGGCGCCACCGAACAGGCCGCGCTTGCTCGACTTGGTCACGCGAGGTGCGGACTGGACAAGCGCCGGCTGCGATGCGATACCGGGCGCGGCGCCCATGCCGAGGCCCAAGGTGGCGGCCAGGACGAAGGCGAGCCGGCGGCGAATCGATCCGAACATGTTTTCTCCTGGGAGCGGAAACGGAAAAGCCCCGCGTCATTGCTGATCGCGGGGCTTCGATGTTTGCCTAGAGACGCCGGGGGCTCCCATCTGGGAACCGGCCTCGTCGTGTTTCTAGACGGAATTAAGTTGTGACACGGAATTTACTGCTGAGCTTTCCGGCTGTCAAGAAATTTCGTTCGGGAATTCTTTGCGGCGTTGTTTTGCTCGGCGAGCGCCTCGATCGCGACCTGGGCCTCCCGGAACAGGCGCACGAACTCCGTGGCTGGACGATTGGGGATACTCAGTCTCTTGCAGACCAGGTCGGGCGGCGCCTGGCGGATGTAGCACCACCACAGGAGCAGGCGCTGCTTCGTGTCGAGCAGCGGCATGCTGCGCTCGAACAGCAGGGCGTCAGCCTCGTCGATACGGCGGCGTTCGTCTGGCGCGCGCGAGGTGTCGCCCTCGGCCTCGCGGCGTAGTCGATCGCAAAAGGCGGCGGTCGGGCTGGACGCGGGCCGCCGTTCGTTGGCGGTGGCCCAGCGGCCCCAGTTCTCCAGGCGTGATCCGATGTCGCGGCGTTCGGTCATGAGCAAACCCACAGGATCAGGCCGAAGGCCGCGCCGAAGCAGAGGGCGATGAGGAGGCGTTCGGTCAAGCTGCCTCCGCGAAGAGCCCCGATTGTGGCTGCACCGTCGGGATCGCCGTGATCGTCACCACCACGCGCGCTTCGCCGTCCGGCTCCATGCGCTCGCTGGTCAGGCGCCGCACCCACTTGTCGTCCTCGATCGCCACGTCCTTCAGCGAGTCGAGCAGCACCTTGTTGGCGTTGTCCAGGTCCAGGCACTGCACACCATCGTCCCAGGCCGCGCCGAGCTTGCGCTGCCGTGCCTGCCAGTCGAGGGGACGGTGCGGGTAAAGCTGGACCTCGATGTGCACGCGGCCGGGCAGCGGTCTGCGCACGCCGGCGGCGGCCACGATGGCCTCGACGGTCGCCTTGAACGCCTTCGCCTCGGGCGTCACGTAGGTCATGGCCATGGCCTTGCGCGCGCCCTTGGCCGGGACGGTGCGGGTTGCCCAGTAGCGGTTCGCGCTGATCGGGTAGGGCAGGGTGAGGGTGATCGGTTGCATGCTGGGCTTTCTCCTGTCGTTGTTGTTGTCGCCCGGGCTGGCCGGGCGGGGTGGTGCTGTTGCGGTTATTCGACGGTCAGCCAGTCTTCGGCCAGGGCATCACTGCCGCTGGGCGCCCAAGTGCTGACGGTGTCGTCGGCGCCCTTGAGCGCGAGGTAGGCGTTGTACGGAACCATGGCGCCTTCGCCGAAGTGCGCCTTCGCGGCGCCGGTCTGCACCGGGTAGCTGGCGGCCGGCACCAGGTAGACGAACATGCCCTTGCCGTTCCATCCCGCGCGCGCCACGCGCTTGCCTGCCTTCAGGGCGCACAGCGCGGTGCCGAAGCTGAGCCCTGCAGTCGCCGACAGGCCACCGCCAATGCTGGAGGGCGAATGGTCAGGCAGCGGCGCGGTACCGGTGAAGGTCGTGCCGTCGGCGTAAGCCTTCGTCTCGACCGTTGGCGACTCGCCGAGCAGAACGCGAACCGTGTTGATTGCCGCCTTGGTCGCATCGCCATCGATGGCCAGCTGGTAGTCGAAGGTTTCGCGGATATGGCCATCGGTAAGCGGCGCGCCCACGATGTGCGCCTCGTACGCAGCTGCAGCGCTCAGCACGTCGTGATGGCCGGACAGGCCCGGCGTGCGCAGCGCCATGTCGAGCACCTGAGCGCGGAGGCTTTCGGCTGCGTAGTCGTGGCTGGCCGTGATGGCTTGGCACTTCGCCGCGTGCTGCTCTTCCTCGGCCTTCTTGGCCTGGCCGAGCTGGTACGGCATCCAATGCCAGGAAGGGAAGCAGGCCGGCTCTTGCTCCGGATCCGCGTGGGTGACGCTCTCCTTGGTGCAGCAGTCGGCGTCAGCGAAGCCGAGCGGGAACGCATACAGGTCTGCGTTGAACGGGCCATTGCCCTTGATGACGATCGCAGGGCGAATCTCGCCGTCGGCGCCGCGGTACCAGACGATGCGGCCAGTGGTAGGGGTGATGTGGGTGGTGCTCATGCTGCTCCTTCAGGTGGGTGCTGCGGTTGGTGGTGGGTTACAGGGCCAGGCCGTTCAGCACCGACTCCAGGCGCTCGACCGAGATTTCGATGCGCTGTTCGAGGCTGCGGATCGAATCTCCGAGCGGCGACAGCGCCTCCTGCGGAATGCCGGTCGGATGCGGGGCGGTGCCAGCGCCGGTGGCGCCGGTGGCGCGCATCAGCGGGCGCAGTCGATCTTCAAGCGCTTCGACACGCGAGCCGAGGCGCTGCACCGAATTCGATGCGAGGTCGAGGCGGGTTTCGATTTCGGATGGCAGGCGCTCGGCCTGCACGGATTTCAGTTGGCAGCTGCTTTCGTTGTACATGTTGCATTTCTCCTGAGTTGCTGCGGTTGTGCGCTCGCGCGCGAAGTGGTCTCGTTGGTCAGGCTGGGGTCAGTGCGCCGCACAGCTCGTGGTAACGCGCCAGGAACGCGGCCTTCGCCGCGACTGGCGACATCGGGACGATGGTTTCCGGCAGCGCGGTCACGCCCTCCAGGATTCCCCAGTCCGTAGCGCGCCGGGTCATCAGGTCGCGCTGCTCGGTCTTGAGCAGGATGACGTCGGCAACCTTGATCTCGGGCGGCAGCTTCGGATCAATGCCAAAGCGCGTCAGCACCGCGTGCTCGATGCGCTTCTCGATCGCCTTGTAGTCGGGCAGCAGCGCCTTGAGCGGTCGCGACACGTCGCCGATGAACGCCTCGGCCGCGTCATGCAGCAGGCCGGCCAGCGCATGCTCAGGCGGCACGATCTGGCTCACCAGCACCGAGTGCTGCGCTACCGAGTAGAACGTGTGGACGTGGCCAGTGAAGCGGCAGACGTGCGACAGCGCGTGCGCGATGTCATCGATCCCGAATACCGACTGCTCCGGCGTCAGGAAGTTGAAGTAGTGGCCCGAGTTCGTCAGGATGTCGGGGCGCATCGGGTGTGGACTGCTCATCGTGTCCTCCTTGTTGTCGTTGTGGTACTGCGGTGCACTCGCGTGCGAATTTCACACCTTGCTGACCTTGCGATCTCTCGGAAACTGGTCTCGACTGACTGCCTGCTCGAGCTGCCTCGTCTGCCATGCCCCACGTTCGAGGAACAGCACGCAGGGCCGATCGGTCGAGAGAACCTGCTTGTCCCAGCCGCTGCAGTGGCCTGTGCGCTCGACGCCTTCTTCCTTGGCCAATGCCGGCGGGAAGCGGTTGCACATGCCGCAGGGCTGGTGGTCGTGGTTCATGGGTTGGCGCCTTTCCGCCTGGCGAGTTCAGCAGCGGCGATGCGTGCCGCGTATTCCTCGTAGCTCTCGTCGAGGCCCTTGGGATCGGTGCCTTGCGGTGCTGGCGGTCGATACTCGGCAACCGATTTCAGGCGGAAGGGGCCTGGTGCTGCCATCGGTGGCGGTGGCGCAGCCTGCTCGGCCAGCAGCTGGTCGACGATGCGAGCCAGGTACTTGACCGGGATGCCTTCACCGGGCTTTGCTGCCTTGGCCTTCATGACGGCGACGTTCAGCACCTCGTCGGTGACGTTCGGGTTCTGGCTCCAGGTCACCGCGACGATCGGATTTTGCGAGGTCGTCACGATGCCTTGGGCGCGCAGCAGCAGCGTGATCTGCAAGGCGCGGGCCATCCCCTCGACCAGGTCGGCCGGCGATTCGATCGAGGAATCGTCGTCTCGTGGTGTTGGCGGTTGAGATGACGATGATTCGCTTTTAGAAGTTAACTCTCCCTTCTTCTCTCCCTCTCCCTTACACACCGTGACACCCTGTGACATGTCACGCTCCATATCCGTGACATGTGGGGGTGGCTCTTGTGACAAGTATTGGGCGGCCATGCCGCGCAGCGTCTTGGTTGACACGTTCCAGTCCGGCGTGACACCGTGACGCTTGAGGGCTTCGAACAGCGCCTTGCGGTCTTCGCGCTCACGGGCTTTTCGCTCTGCGTCGGCGCTCTTCTTATGGTTGAATTCCTCGCGACCAGGCAGCGCAGCCAGCGCCTTCTCCGCCACGACAGGGTGGTACCAGCGATCATCCGAGCACAGGATCCAGCCGCGCATGGCGCCGGCCTTGATGCGCTTCCACTTGGCGGCATTGCCCGAGAGGTGAGCGAGCACCAGGTCTTTGTTCGGCAGGCTGGCGGCTGGCACCTGCGTCCAGCTTTTGCACCAGAGCGCGACCGCGGCCTTGAATTCGTCGCCGCTGGTCTCGGCGAACATGTCGGAGTCGAGCAGGCGAATTACATCCAGCGGCATGTAGGGCAGACCGCGCAGGTCGCAGCCGGCGGGTGTGAGGGGATCAGGGAGATCCTGTTCGGTCGGCGCCGTCATGGTGGCGAAACCCCCGCCAGCTGCGAGTCGACAGTCCGCCGGCCGCCCCGTGCCCACTGCGCGTAGCAGTGGTCGTATTCGTCCAGCCAATCCCGGAGCGCGGGAGCACCCGGGTTCATACCGTGGGAGTCGCGGCCGGCGCCACGTTCGAATGCAACGCGGGCCCGGGCGCGGATGGTGTCGCGGGAAATGATCGAGTCGTTCATGGCGACACCGCATCGTCGATGACGCGGCGCAGCTGCTGGCGCGCGCGGTATTCCAGTTTCTGCTTCTGCGGGTCCTGCTTGTCGGCGATCGCCGCCTTGTCGATGCTCCTCCAGGTCTTTGCCTGGTGGGCGATTCTTTCGTCCGGCGTCGCCTTGTTGGTCTCTTGGCCTTGCATGGTTCTTTTCCTTCTAATCGGTGGCTACCCAGGCGAGGGAGCGCGGTTTGAAATCGCCCTTAAAGGTGCAGGCGCTTGCCGGCACCTGCTGCTGCTGCCCGGCCAGGGAAGCGCTGCACGTGGCCCTGACGATGGCCATGGCGTGGCCATTCGCTTCGGCCTGGCCCAGTTGTACGATTCGTCGTCTGGCGGATGTGCGCGGTCACGAGGTCTCGCACGAACGGGGCAACTTTTTCACCGATGCCGGTGCAGAACTTGCGCAACTGGTCCTGCTCGACGTCGTTCAACGGGACCTTCAACGTGTTCTCGCGTTTCAGGTTTGGCTTGCTGCTCATGGTTTTCTCCTTGTGGGGCGGCGGTTCAGGACTTCGGGTGCTGTGGATAAATGGACTGCGGGCAACTTTTCGGGCACAAAAAAGCGGTCATCGATCAACCGCTTGCTGAACTTGTCTCGACTGGCGGGCCGTACTGACCCCGTGATCCTTGGCCAATTTCTCCAGGCCGAGGATCACCTGGTAAGAGGGGCGTTTAACTCCGGCTTTCCCTGCCGCCATGTCGCTGATCGTTGGCTGCTTGAGCCCGATAGCGTTGGCGATCTGGGTTTGTGTTAGCCCGGCCTTTTGAAGTTCGGAGAGGATGTGTTGGATGTTCATGAACGCGATTATAGGAACTCCGATTTTAGAAGTCAATCGGTATTCCGATCTGATGCCCACGGATAATATCGGGATGTCTATAGGATCAAGAATCAAAGAGGCGCGCCGTGCTGCGAAGCTGACGCAGAAGGCGCTCGCCCAAAAAGTGGGGATGGCTCAGGCATCCCTTTCCGAGCTCGAAACTGGGGAATCGCAAGGCACGACCATGATCGGCTCGTTCGCGGCCGCTCTCGGCGTGAGCGCGCTTTGGCTGGAAACGGGGAAGGGCTCTATGGGCCTGGAGTCCCTGGCCGCGGAGTCGACGCCGCCGTTTGTTGAGACGGATCACGATCTCGCGGGCCGGCCGGTTCGCGCTGGCGATGAGGGCGATACCGTCGCCATTCCTCGGGTCAAGCTGCGCCTGCGTGCTGGAATTGCTAACTATGACACCGAGCCGGACATGAACGGTGATGGGCACGAAGTGGTCCCACGTCAAATCCTGACATCGCTGGGTCTGAACGAACAGAACCTCATGGCTGTGCGTGTTCGAGGAACGAGCATGGAGCCGATGATGTTTGAAGACGATGTCGTCATCATCGACAAATCCGATACGAAGCCAATTAGTCGTGAAGTCTATGCCGTGAATTTCGATGGGGATGCGTGCGTGAAACAGCTGCTTTATCGCGGCGGTCAATGGTATCTGCATTCCCTGAATCCGGACCATGGGCCGGTGAATGTGAAAAGCGGGCAGTGCAGTATTGTAGGGCGCGTAGTTATCCAGCCGACTCGGGTATTGACTGGGCGGTTATAAGAAAAGACGGAACGGCACGTCAGTTTGCCGCATATGTATAGGTATGAAATGAGAGGTTTTGCCTGGCTTGCGATGACCGCGATTTTGGTTTCGATTCCATCTTATGCGGCTAGTTGGTTCCCGCTTACAGGGGCTGAGGGCATTGAAGTGCACGTTGACGCTAACTCGGTTGCCCCCGCTGGGGCCGGCCTGATAAAGGCGTGGGTGCGGCATTCATATGCCGAGACGCAAAACTCGCGCGGTTACCCGCCATTCAGCTACAAATCAAGCATACAGCTCTATCTATTCAACTGTTCAGAGCGGACTATGGGCACCATCCAAGATGCTTTTTATTCTGGCGAGAGCGGTCAGGGTGATTCGGTTAACTCGAATACATACTCGCGAAAAAATGTTGTTTTTTCCGACGTAATACCAGGCACTATCGGCGAGGGGACTTTGGAATTTTCTTGCGGCTGGATGAAGCGTAAGAACAAAAAATAATCCCCGCCCATGGTGGCGCGGGGAGTAAGGTTCCGGAGGCATCCGGGACTGCGGCCCGCAAGCCGCAGAAGGTGAAAGCAGTGGATGGATTGGCCTAGGGCCAGCAAACCTTAAACTGCCGAGCTGACCGCGAACCGGTGAGACGCCGGCGATCGGGGCGGAGACGTGCTGCAGCACGTTGAAGCAAGTGCAAGCAATCGCACTTTAAAAAAAACCGCCAACCCTTAACCAGTTGGCAGGCCTGCCGGCGAAAACAGGGCTTATGCCATGTTCAAACTAGCGACCAAAGCAGTAAAGGTGGAAATCAATTTGTGGGCATTTGCAGCGCTACTGCAGGTGTTCGCAAACTGGATCTCTTCCTAGCGGACCGCGGGTCGGCGTAAGCCGGCCCGCACTGCTGATGATTGAACTGTACTTCATGACGGATCTGTTTACAACAACCACTGAAGGAGTAGTTTATGGCGACAAATAACAAACAGACGTCCAAGAAAGTAGCGAGCGATGCCGGCAAGGCTCTGCGAGATCCTAAAGCATCGGCAAAAGTAAAAGAGTTCGCCGCTACTGCACTGGCTCAGGCAAAGCCGAAGAAGAAGTAACGCTACTCCTTCTGCAGTCGCTCGATCGCCAGGTCGAGCAGCATCCCGGCTGTCGCATGACGGCTGGGGCTTGTCCCGCCGCCGTACCTGTACGTCCCATCCCCCAGCTCCTCCACCACGCTCACCGCCACCACAGCGCCGCTTTCGCAACGGGCCAGCAAGTCGCGCACATATTCCACGGTCGATTCGTTGTGACGGTTTGAGATAGCCCTGAGCATCAAGTTCTCCACGCCCGCCAGCCGGGGCTTTTTTCGCCCGACGATTCGGGCAAGGGGGAGTGTAGCAATTTTTCGAAAGAAATATAGGGAAACCTATTGACACTAAATATCGGAACACCGATACTAGCTCTAACGAAACGAGCTCAGCACCCAGCCGAGCCGCCAACCGGGAGAGCACGATGAAGTTCTGGATCACTGCAGCAGACGCCGCCTCACGCGTCATCTTCAACAAGATTGTGGAAGCGCCGTCGCTCGAGCTGGCGGTGGAAAACGTGAAGGACCAGGTGCCAGTTGAGCACCACGGTTCCATCTGCGTTACCGACGAAGACAACAATCCGATCGAGGGTGCAGAGGCGCTGCTGAAGCCAGTGGTGCTGTCGCTGGCCACCCCTCAGCTCAAGCTCCACGAGCAACGCTTCATGGTCAGCCCATGCGGCTTCAAGGCTGACCACTTCCACGTGAACGACATCGCCCTGCAGGCGCCGAGCTGGACCGACTGCACGGACATGAGCGACGCCCAGGTCAACGATCTGATGGTCCGCCGCATGGCTGATTCGAAGAAGGCGGCCTGACCATGGCGCTCCACGACCCGATCGACAACGAGCAGCGCGACGAGAAGCTGGCCGAGCTGACCCGCGAGTGCGCCGACACGATCACCCAGGCGCTGGCCGCCGGCCTGCCGAAGACGACGAAGCTGATCGACGAAGCGCTGGGCGAATTCATGCAGGACGACCTGGCGCGCGCCGAGCTGCTGCGCAAGACCGCCGCCGGCGAGAACGCGATGCACCAGGTGCTGACTGATCTGATCTGGAACGAGGCCCTGCAGCGCGCTGAGGCGGAGCTGACGCGCCAAGAGCGCAGCCGCCGCGACAGCGCCGACGAAGCCCGGGTCGACCTGGCCATCTGGCACCGCAAAGCTGCCTGACCGGTTTACCGAAGCGGCGCACCTCGGAACACAACGTGCGCTTTGCCCTGAATCTCGGGTCAGGAAATAGAGGGAGTGGGATCTCGAATGCCCTGGCAGCCTGGAACAGACAGGCACCACAGAGCAAGGGCGGCGTGGGAAATCGATGACACGCAAAGACGCATACGGGTGGAGCGTCAGAAAAGATAGTTCCCATCGACGGCAGGAAGGTGGCCTCAGACCTCTCTACCAGCACGGGATGCTGGGTGAAGTCGAAACACATCGCCGGGGTAGCGTCCGGCCCCTTGCTCTGTGGTGAATGCGCAGGCTGATGCGCAGTGATGTTGAGGCGGGAAATCGCGACCTGACAAAGGCCGACACAACAAGCGCTCGGGGCTATGCCCGCGCACCGAGCAAGCCGGAGATCAGCACCGGCCACCACTCGCTAGCCTGATTGCGCATAGGCCCGCGACGAGCGCGGTTAGAGCTCGCCACCCGGTGAAAGGCCGGGACCAACAACGATAGCCGGCCGCGCCGGCGCCAACGAGGAGAGCAGGGATGGACGTGACAACACACAACGGTCAAGCGGAGGTAGTGATGAGCAACACCGCTCGCGCCGTGACCAATATCGGTGAGCTGTTCGCTGCGCTCGCTGTGGGCTGGCAGGACGGCGGGCGCAATAACCGACGCCTGATCGCCGGCGACGGCGGCCAGTTCATTCGCGTCGATCCGCGCCGTCACCTGCACTCGTTCTACAGCCCATGGCCCGGCGATATTCCCGTCGATGGCGGCGGCTACTCGCTTAAGGGCTTCATCCGCTTCGAGGCGCGCACCACGTTCCGCGACCTGTTCACCACCAGCAGCGCAGGCGACGACGTCTGGTGCAGCGCCGAGCTCACAGCGCGCGGCTTCGAGCTGGCGCAGGCCGGGCTGCTGCTGGACTGCACCGGACTGAACCACCCGTTCTTCTTCCCGCCGGCGGCTCAAATCGTGCCTGATCTTCAATTGGGTGCCGCCGTAAAAAGGATTGCGCCATGACCGTTGTCGCGCTCACCCGTGTCCCGCGCCGCCTGGTGCGCAAGCTGGCCAAGCCGGCGCTGCTCTGGCTGAACGCCTGGCGCTTCCAGGATTCGATGTTCGAGCTCGCGCGACTTCAGGCAGCGGGAAACGCAGTCGCCGTGGCCCGCGAGAGCCGCCACCAGGTGAAGCTGATGCAGCAGCGCCGCCAGATCCAGGGGTGGTGAGCATGCTGCGCTTCGTCGCCTACCAGTACCGCTATGCCTGCCGCGCCGGCTTCGGCCGCCGCAAGGCCATGACCCGCGCCGTGCGCACCTACGTTTTCGGTTTTTAACCCAGGAGAGCAATTTGAACGACATGAACAAAAACGCCTTGGCCACGACCCAAGGATTCAGCGAATCGAGCTCGAACTACGCGGTCCAGGAAACGGCATCCACGATGGCCGCCGCGCAGGGCAAGGCAATGGTCGAGGCGCGCTACGTGATGGCCCTGCGCAACCCGCGCAACTGGGACCAGGTGCGCAGTGACATCCTGACCGAGTGCAAGCGCCCGTCGTTCGCGGACAACAAGAGTGTCTACTACCGCAAGCCGATCGGGCAGGGCGTCGAAGGCCTGGGTATCCGCTTCGTGGAGTCGGCCATGCGCCACATGCGCAACGTGCTGGTCGACCCGATCATGATCTTCGAGGACGACTTCAAGGAAATTTACCGAGTCAGCGTGACGGACCTTGAAGCGAACATCACCTACACCACCGACGTCAAGGTGTCCAAGACCGTGGAGCGTAGCAAGCCGATGGATGACGGCAGCTATCTCTCGATGCGGCTGAACAGCTACAAGAAGGCCGTCTACACGGTGCCGGCGCAGGACGACGACCTCCTGAACAAGCGCGGCGCGCTGGTTTCGAAGGCCGTCCGCACGCTGGGCCTGCGCATCATCCCGGGCGATATCCAGGACGAAGCGATCGAGATCATCAAGAAGGTACGCCTGAACGACGCCGCACAGGACCCGGCCGGCGAGCGCAAGAAGATCGTCGATGCATTCGGCGACATCGGTGTCAAGGCGGTCGACCTGGTCGAATACCTGGGCCACGCCATCGACCAGTGCTCGCCGGCGGAAATCCTCGCACTGCGCGGCATCTACGGCGCGATCCGGGACGGCGAGGCTACCTGGGCGGGCGTGATGGACAACAAGGCGGAGCAGGACGCGGCGAAAAAGCCCGTCGGCGGCCAGCCAAAAGAACTGCCGATGTGCACCGCCGAAGAGTTCGCGAAGAAGACGCCCGAGTGGCGCAAGGTCATCCTCGACAAGAAGAAGACGGTCGCGGACCTGGTCGCCACCATCCAGACCAAGACCCTGCTCACCGAAGACCAGAAGCTGACGATCGACAGCTGGTCCCACGAAAGCGAATAAGGAGAACACCATGCAAATCCATAATCTCGTCCAGGGCAGTCCAGAGTGGCAGGCCTTCCGTCTCGATCACTTCGGCGCCAGTGAGGCCGCAGCCATGCTGGGCCTGTCGTCGAAGGTCTCGCGGACCGAGCTGCTGCACATGAAGCACACCGGTACCGCGCAGCAGTTCAGCGACTGGGTGCAGAAGAACATCCTCGACCATGGCCACGCTGTCGAAGCGATGGCGCGCCCACTGGTCGAAGAACTGATCGGTACCGAGCTCTACCCGGTGACCTGCTCGGATGGTCTGCTGTCGGCTTCCTGCGACGGCCTGACCATGGCGGAAGATGTCGCCTTCGAGCACAAGCAGTGGAACCAGGCGCTGGCCGAGGCGATCATGGCCTTCGGTGAGCTGCCGGACGAATATATGCCGCAATGCCAGCAGATCATGATGGTGACCGGCGCCCGCCGCGTGAAATTCGTCTGCTCGGACGGCACGCTCGATAACTTTGTGCACATGGACGTGCTGCCGGATGCAGCCTGGCAGGCGCGTATCCTCGCAGGCTGGTCGCAATTTGAAAAAGACCTGGCCGAATACCAGCACGTCGAAGTCTTGCCGGCGCCCGTCGCCGCCGCGGTGCAGGACCTCCCAGCCCTGTCGATCCGCGTCGACGGTCAGCTGACCCTGAACCACAACCTGGTGCTGTTCGGGGAGAAGCTGCAGTCGTTCATTGCCGATATCGACACGAACCCGAGCGACGACCAGTCTTTCGCCGACGCCGAGCAAGCCATCAAGGTGATGGAGCGCGCCGAGAATGCGCTGGGCGCCGCCGAGGCCTCCGCGCTCGGCCAGATCTCGACCGTAGACGACATGGTGCGCACGGTGGCCAGCTACAAGGAACTGGCGCGCAAGACGCGCCTGATGCTGGAGAAGGTGGTCAAGGCGCGCAAGGAAACGATCCGCGTCGAGATCCAGCAGGCCGGCAAGGACAAGGCCACAGCGCACATCGCCGCGCTGAATACGCGCCTTGGCCGCCCGTACATGCCGGCCGTCCCGGTCGACTTCGCCGGCGTCATGAAGGGTAAGAAAACCGTCGCCAGCCTGCGCGATGCGGTCGATACCGAGCTGGCGCGCTTCAAGATCGCGGCCAATTCCATCGCCGACCGCATCCAGGTGAACCTGGCCACGCTGCGCGAACTTGCGGCCGCCCATGCCTTCCTGTTCGCCGACACCGCGTCGATCGTGCTGAAGGACGGCGACGACCTGACCGCCCTGGTCAAGATGCGGATCGCCGACCACGAGAAGGCCGAGCTGGCGAAAGCCGAAGCGCTGCGCGCCCGGATCGCCGAGGAAGAACGCGTCAAGGCCGAGCAGGCAGCGGCGGAGCGCGTCCGTGCGGAGCAGGCCGAGGCTGCGCGCGTCGCCGAGGAAGCTGCTGCAGCCGAGCGCGCCCGGGTTGCGGCCGACACGAAACGCCAGCTCGAGGAGCAGGCCGCCAGCATCGCGGCTGCGCGCTCGCGGGAAGCGGAAGCCGCCCGGGCAGCAGCAGCCCAGGCACAAACCGAGCAGCAGAATATTCCTGAAAATATTCCTGCGCCGGCGCCCGCCCATGTGACGCCGATCGACGCCGCGCGCGCCCCCGCCGACGAACCGCTGCTGCGCCTCGGCCAGATCAACGAGCGCCTGGCGCCCATCGCGATCACCGCCGAAGGCCTGGCCCGCCTGGGCTTTGCGCACGCATTGACCGACAAGTCGGCCAAGTTGTATCGCGAGTCCGACTTCCACCGTATCTGCGCTGCGCTGATTCGTCACATCACCGCCGCCGCCCAGGCGAAGGCCGCGTGACATGGCCGGCCAGCGCGCGTGTCTCTGGACGGTCCAGCGCTGCCGCGAGCAGGCCTTCCAGAAGTTCCTCGGCGTCGACGGCGAGCAGGCCGCCGCCCGCCGCGTGAAGGAGGTATGCGAAGTCGGCTCCCGCGCGGAGCTGGATCGCGATGCAGCAGCCCAGGCGCGCTGGAACGAGCGGATCCGCCAGCGCTACCAGCAGTACCTGCAAGACCCTAAAAATCAAACCACCCAGGAGAAATAAATGAGCGCCACGAAGAAAGCCCCAGCAGCAAACGACAGCACCCTGAAACGCAACGCAAACGGCTACGGCGCGCTGCCGGGCTTCGAGAACTTCACCCTGCCTGACGAGGGCTTCGCACCTGGCGCGGTCGTCAACGGCAGCGAGATCTCCGTACTGCGCCTCATCGATGACTCGAAGGCCAAGGACATCGCCGCCGCTTGGGTCGGCGGAAACGACGACATCAGCGCGTGGACGCCTTCGGTGCCGCTCGGCGACGACTGGCGCCTGGCCGCCGTGGCCGAGCACGAAGAAGGCCCGTTCGCGGTGTTCGCCCGTCCCGGTGTGCACGGTGTCCTCGACGGCAAAGCGTATGCGCAGGAGTTCCTGCTCGGCGCGATGATCAAGGCCTGCACCAAGCACCTGAAGACCCTGTCGACGCCCTGGATCAATCTGAAGGAAGGCGAGCAGAAGCGCGTGCTCGCCGCCGTGCAGGTGGATTGCCGCACTGCCGTGCGTGACGCGATCGACATCATCGCCAGCAATGCGCGCATGACGTTCCCCGCCGCTGTCGACCAGGTCGTGTTCAAGGATGGCGTGAAGTGCGTGCTGACGCTGGCCAAGGGCGATTGGGCTCACAGCTTGGCCGACGCCGAGGGCGGGTTCGTCACCATCGTCATCGAGGAGCGTTCGAAGCTGCTGCAGGAGGGTGATGCGCTGGCGGTCGAGAAAGACCAGAAGTCCCTGCTGGACGAGGCGGCCTGAGCATGAAGCTCCAGGTCAAGGATTCCGGCGCCTGGCGCAACGTCCTGAACTTCGACCAGGGGCGTCGCGCGGAGGTCGAAGCCGCTGGCGCCGCGCTCCTCCAGGCGGCGGGCTGCGTGAAGACGACGATGCGGATCAGCGACGGCGAGCGGGCGCTGGCGTATTGCGAGCCGCCGGCATGCACGTGGAGGCCAGCGTGACCAAGTCAAAAGGGATTCTCGGACCCCGCGCTGTGTGGACCGACGAGCAGCTCGAAACGCTGCGCCGGCTGTACCCGAACTACAAGACCGAGGATGTCGCCTTCATGGTCGGGCATCCGCTGCAGGTGGTGTACCGGAAAGCCAACAGCCTGGGCCTGAAGAAGTCGGAAGAGTTCCTGTCCAGCGGCGCCGCCGGAAGGCTGGATGGCGTCCGAGGCGGATGCACCAGATTCCAAAAGGGCATCCAGCCGTGGAACAAGGGCGTGAAGGGCGTGAATATGGGCGATTCCGCCACCAGGTTCAAGCCCGGGCAGGCGCCGCCGAACACCCTGCCGATCGGAAGCACGAAGTTCGACAAGAGCGGCGTGCTGCTGCAAAAGGTCAGCGATGCGAAGGGTAACAACAGCAAGCGCTGGCGCGCTGTGCACGAGTTGGTGTGGGTAGCGGCGAACGGCCCGGTGCCGGAGAAGCACATCGTGGTGTTCAAGCCCGGCATGCGCACCAGCGCGCTCGAGGAAATCACGGTCGACCGGGTGGAGTGCATCAGCCTGGCCGAAAACATGAAGCGAAACACGCGGCATAACCTGCCGCCCGAACTTAACCAGGTGGTGCAGCTGCGCGCGGTGCTCACCCGACAAATCAACAAGAGGATAAAACATGGCCAAGAAGAACATCGATGACCTGCGCGAGCTGCTGTTCGACACGATCGAAGGCGTAAAGAGCGGCAAGCTCGACGTCGACCGCGCCCGCATGATTGGCGACCTGTCCCAGGTGATGGTGAACTCGGCGAAGGTCGAGGTCGAGTATGCGAAGGCCACGGGCCAAAAGGGCAGCGGTTTCCTCGAGCAGCCGCAGCAGCTGCCGCCCGGGATCACCGGCGTCACCGTGCACAAGATGAGGGGCTGATCATGACCACTGCCGAAGACCGCGACCGCCGCAAAAACGACCGGCAACCGGGCCAACAGCTCGAATGGGACACCGAGAAGCCGCTGATTGCCGCGGCGCTGTCTCACCTGGCGCTCGAGCGAGCCGCCGCGTGCGCCATTCAGATCCCGGATACCGACCCGCCGCTGTACGTGGCGATCGGGACGCCGGAAACGATCGGGAAGCTGATGGAGATCGACCGGCCCGACACCTCGGCACATGGGCGGGAAGGCGAGCATGCTGGACGCTTCGACCGCGTGACGCCGCAGCCTGACGGTTCGTTCCAGCACTCGTATCGGGGCGAGCCGGTGGCGGGGCCAACGCGCGTCGCCGCCCCTGCTACTGGCGCACTGGTAGCGATGCCCGAGGACGCGCTGCATTTCTTGGCAATCGCGATGGTGGGCTTCAATGGCCGCAAAGACGCAGGCTATGCGGAAGCACGCGCCGTACTCGACAGCGTGCTGGCAGCGCCTCACATGAAGCGCATCTTCGCCGCCCCTGCTACTGACGCACTGGTAGCGGCACCGATCCAGATGATCCTGCATTGCCCGAATTGCCACACGCAGCACATCGACGCGCCCGACGAGCGCACCGCCAGCTGGACGAACCCGCCGCACCGGTCGCACCTCTGCCACGCCTGCGGCGACATCTGGCGCCCGGCTGACGTTCCGACCGAAGGCGTGCGCGCCATCCGGACCAAGGGCAGCAACGACTCGGAAAGCGCAGCGGCACCGGCAGAGCCGACCGACGAACAGTTGCGCGATGCCATCGCGGACGGCCTGCGCGGGCTGTACGGCTGTGGCCGCGCGTGGAGCGCGTGGAGCGTCGGCACGATGTCGGAGGACGATTTCTACCCTGCCGATGAGTCGGACGAGTGCATCACGCAAGTGTTCGACGCTATCCGCGCCACCCATCAGCCTACCGTGCAGGAAGGCGGTGCCGTATGAAAGAGCGCCCAATCCTGTTCAGCGCGCCGATGGTGCGCGCGCTGCTCGACGGCACTAAGACGCAGACGCGGCGGATTGTGAAGCCGCAGCCGCAAGACTGGCAGCACCTGCAGCCCATGTGGGGCACCAGCCCGCCACCGAACCCGGTCGCTTTCGGTCGGCCTGGCGTTGTGCGGCCGGTGGCGCCCGACTGGCCAGATGGCGCCGCCGACGACATCGTGTGCCCCTACGGCCAGCCGGGCGACCGCCTGTGGGTGCGCGAGACGTGGGCGCAGCCGGCAGCGCTCGACCCGGGGCCGACCGTCTACCGGGCCGACTACCCCGCATGCGTGCCGCACGGCTATACCAACATCCCGCCGGCCGACGAGATCCGCTGGAAGCCGAGCATCCACATGTTCAGGAAGGGCAGCCGAATCATCCTCGAGGTGGTGTCGGTGCGCGTCGAGCGGCTGAACGACTGCAGCGCGGTCGACGCGATCGCCGAGGGTATCCGCCGCATCGGGGAGGGCTTCGAGCGCTGGCACCCTGATCCGGCCGACACCGAGCACACGGGCACGACCAAAGATCCGGTGCTGGCGTATCGAGGGCTGTGGGAATCGATCAACGGCGCCGGCAGCTGGGCCGCGAATCCTTGGGTGTGGGTGGTCGAATTTAAACGATTGGAGGCAGCATGAAACACATCTTCACCGCGCTCGCCCTGGTCCTGTCCGGATCGGCCGTAGCCGCCGACCGCTGCACCGAGCTGGCCGAGCTGGCCACCATGATCGCCGAGAGCAAAGCGGCCGGCATCCCGCAGGCGTCGGTGGCCAGCAGCTTGCGCGCACAGTACGAGAGCGACACCGAAGAGCAGCGCAACGGCAACGCGATGGTAGAGCACATGCTGCCGGCGATCTACCGGCTGAACGAGAAGCCGCAGCATGTGCGGCATGTGATCTACCTGAAGTGCAAGGCGGGCGAATTCGCCCCCAAGAAGACGCAATAGGAGGAATAGATGTCAGGAGCAAAACATGCAATCCAATCGCGGTACGTCACCCTGCAAGAGTGGGCGGCGATGATGTTTTCGAAGGTCCCGCACGACAACACGCTGCGCCGCTGGGTCCACGACGGGCACATCCAGCCGCAGCCGAAGAAGGTGGGGAAGGCGTGGCAGGTGAAGCGCGACGCGCAATACGTGGGGTGATATGGGACGAACGAGACTGGCGAAGAATCGGGCCCTGCCGCCCAACCTGTACGTGAACCCGGCTGGGTACTACTACTACCGGGACCCGGAGAGGAAGACACAAAAAGGACTGGGAAGGGACCGGGCAAATGCCATCCAGGCGGCGAGGGCGGCAAATGCGGCCGTCGCCGCCCGCGAGTCATCGTCGCTGGTCGACTGGGTGCTGGGCCGCACGGATTACACCCTGACCAAGTGGCTGCCGGTGTACCGGGAGCTTTGGGAGGCAAAGACCGAGCCGGCCGAGAACACGCTGCGGGCCGCAAAAAGCTTGCTCACCCGGCTCGGCGCATCCGACTTTGCCAAGATGCGCATGAAGCACATCGAGACCGTGCACGCCGCGGCGTATCTGGAAGCCTTCGAGAAGGTCAGCGGCGCCGGCCAGGCGCGCAACATGCGGTCGAGGCTGAGCGACATATTCCGGTGGGCCGAAACGCAGGGCGTGATCGAGGTCGGGAAAAACCCGGTCGCGGCGACATTCAGCCCGGGCTACAAGGTCAAGCGCGAGCGGCTGAGCCTGGAGCAGTTCTGGGCGATCCATGAGCATGCCTCGGTGTGGGCGAAGAACGCGATGATGCTGGCGCTCGTTACAAGCCAGCGGCGCGACGACATCGCAAACATGAGGTTCGCCGACTACAAGGACGGGTATCTCCATGTGGCCCAGGGCAAGTCGGGCGGCGAGACGAAGCTGCAGATCGACGGCGCGATCACGCTGGCGAAGGTCGGGGTTTCGGTGGCCGAAGCGGTTGCCGCGTGCCGCGACCTGATCGTGAGTCGTCACCTGGTGCACTACACCGAGCGCTCAACCATGGCGAAGCCGGGCGACATGGTACGAGGCCCGATCATATCGGTGGCCTTCCAGCGCGCACGCGAAAAGGCTGGGATTGAAGCTGTCGAGGGCCGCACACCGCCAACGTTTCACGAGATCCGCAGCCTTTCGGAGCGGCTCTACCGGGAGGAGTTCGGCGCCGAGTTCGCGCAGGCGATGCTCGGCCATAAGAGCGCCCAGATGACCTCGAAGTATGACGATCTGCGGGGCGGTTGGAAGGCGATTAACGCGAAGTGATTTAGTAAAATTTTATACGGATTTCTGTAAAAATCGCGGATAGCCTTTAGGTACGGGCGCGCTTTCGATAGCGAATATTTACAACTGAAACGTTTTGCCGCAGGTACGTTTTCATAGGTAAATCAGTGGGATAGGGTCGAAAATAGGGGTAGCTCATACCCACAATTTCCGACCTTTTCAACCTAATGGAATCAGATACTTACAGCTGTATTTTAGTAATGATGGGCGAGCACTTTTGAGCAGACTCACCCGGCGGCGCCGGCCTGCCGGTACCGTGTCGGCATGACGCCGCGAACCGATCTCACCACCGCCTCCCGGGTCGACCTGACCCTTATCCTGCTGCCGGCGATCACCTGGCTGGAGGCCTCGTGCATGCTCGCGGTCAGCGGGGTACCGGCGGAGGTGGCGGCGCGGGTGCTGGTGGCCCCTGGGGCGCGACGGGCGACGGATGAAGGAACGCCCGACCGTCCTGATAACTGAACAGGTAGAGGTCGCCCTGCGGAGTGGCAAGGTGGAAGTCCATCACGGCCCCGCGTTCAAGGTACGGCAGGCTTCGAAGCGCTGGACGACGCGGTCGTATCGCCGCACGAGTCCCGCAATGTCTGCTCCGTCGCCGAGAATCTCTGCAGCAACCTCCGGCACAATTGACGGTCCTTCTCCGTCAGCACCAGGTCCGCCGGCAACGGGTCGACCACCGGGCGCGGCGGCGGCTGGTATTTGCCCGGGGCAGAGCAGGCGGTCAGTGCCAGCGCGCACGCGGCGCTGAGCAGCTTCAAGGTTCGCTTCATATTCCGCTTTCTTCTTCAAGGCGTCGGCGTCTTGCGTGCGCAGTTGGGCGCGCAGGTCCGACTCGGTTTTACGGGCTGCCGCGACGTCGCGGTCGTATTGGGCCTTGCCGTCGGCGACTGCGGCGTCGTAGCCAGCTTGATGCTGGCCGGCGCCATACCAGCGCACGCCCAGCGCGGCCAGCACCAGCAGACCGGCCAGCACGATCACGCCGGCGAGGATGCGTTCGGCGCGGCTCATGCTGCAACCCTCGGGGCGAGGTCGTACTGGGCCATGTTCCGGCCGCGCATGACCGCAATCAGCTTCTTGGCATAGTCCGGGTCGGTGGCATAGCCGGCCGCCGCAGCAGCGCGCGCCCAGCCTTCGCCGGTCGTCTCGCGGAAGCACGGGGCGTAGCGTGGGTTCACCTTGAAGAAGCGCGCGTGGTCGACCATGCACTCGGCCCAGCTGTCGTAGGCGCGAAACTTAGCCATCATGGGCACCGACGAACCATGGATCACCTCGTGCGTTGGTACGTCGACGGCCTTGCCCTTCCAGCTGCTGTCGGCCTTCACGCCGAACAGGTTGTTGCCCGGAGCACGCTGCCCCCAGGACGACTCGAGCGCGGCTTGTGCCAAGGTGAACGACACGGGGATGCCGGTGACGCGGTGGCACTCGCGCGCGGCCGCCAGCAGCATGGCGATGAAAGAAGTGGGCGGCATCAGATCACCTCCTTCACTTCGCGTACGATCTCCGCCAGGTCGGCGTCGCGGCGCTTGTCGATGTACTTGAACAGCGCACGCACGATGGCCCAGGCCGGCAAGCCGCAGGCGAACACGACGGCTAGCATGGCGATCATGCCGAACGGATCTTCGACCCAGTGTTGGATGCCCAGGTAGCGGACCAGCGCGGCACCGCCGCCGATCGAGCCGACGAGGGTGCAGATCAGAGCAACGCGCCATTCCTGGTCGCTGTTGGGCTTGGTCATGGCCATAACGACGAACGCCGCCAAGCCGGCGCCGATCGCGCCCATGCCGGCGAGGCCGCCGAGGATCTTCCAGCCGGCTATGCCAGCGGCGGTGCCGGAGATTGGTTCACTCATTTTTTGAGCTTTCATGTGTAAAAGTGGGGCTGTGGTGGCCAAGCGGCCATTAAAAAAGCCGGACAAGGCGGCCTGGTTTAGAGTGTTCCGGCCCATTCGAGGCTGGCCGAGATATTGTTCAAGACGATGACGGCCCCGGCGCCGTCCTGGACGGTGCAGCGAAGCGTCGCTGTGGCTGACCCGGTGGTGTTCTTGATGTAGCTATGTGCTACCGAACATGCCGCGCTGGTCGAGCTGGTGAGCGCGCAGGAATCCGGGTTACTCGTGAATTCCCACAGGTAGGTAATCGTGCCGGAGCCGCCGCCTGCGGTAACACGCGGGGAGCACGAAACGGAGCCTGCGCCGAACTGGGAATTTTCGAAGCCGGAATCGCCGGTTGCGGTGGCGCTCAAGGGTTGCGCGCCGCTCTTGCCGCGCATCTGGCCCAAGGTGATTGGCCCCGATGGCACGCCGGCGAGCGCGCGCACGCGGGAATCGCCCAGGGACAGCGGCAAGCCAATACCCAACTCGGCAGCTACCTGACCGAGCGTGATCGGGCCGGAGACGGGGATCGTCATGGGGCCTCCAGCTTGGCCAAGCGCGCACGCACGCGCATCAGTTCGCGGGCTACTTCGACCAGGACCGCCATCGCGGCGCCGCCGGTGTTCACAGTCTTGTCGCCGTTGTCGTCGGTGTAGACAGCCTCGGGCAGTATCGCTTCGAGCGACTGCGCGCCGGTTCCGACGGCGGCGGTGTCGCCTTTTTTCCAGCGGAAGGTCCCAGACTTCTTGATGCTTGCGAGACGTTCGATCAGGTCGCCGGGGAGACGCTTCCAGCACTTTTTCTTACGTTCGTCGGACGTTTCGGTTATCACCGGTGCAGAGAACACTCCGCTCTCGCTCAGATTGGCGATCTGGCCGCCTCCCGAATTCGTGAAGCGGATATTGGCTCCGCCGACGTTGCAGATATAGACGTTATTGTCGGAAGCGGTATAGAGCATGGTGCGGACCGCACCGACTGCATCTGTGCCGCGCAGGCCAACATTATTTGCGAATGTAATCGCCCCGGTAACCGTATCGCCGGCACGATTTACCGGCGTATATCCGAGCGGCGCCTGCTTGCCATTGAAAGTGTTCCAGTCAGTAGCCGACAGGAAGCCATTTCGACCGGTGGATGCCTGGATGACACCTTCACCGCCGATGCGGGTATAGGATAGGCACTTCCAGTTACCGGCGCCGAGGCTCTTAAACGCGGCGACGTCGCCGGCTGCGGTGACGATGTTCGCCGTGCCAGGCAGTTGCAGGCTGGTCGCGTTGTGGGTGAGCGTCAGCGCGCCGGCAAAAGTCACCCAGCGCAGCGTGCCCTCGGCGATCGTGTCGAACGCGGTGATCGCGGTCGTGCCGGTGATCGACACGTTGGCAGAGCCGGCGAAGCCGATGTTCACCGTCGCGGCCGAAGCCAGCACCACGGTAGGGCCGCCGACCAGGTCGGAGAGCTGCCGTAGGAACGCGAAGCCAGCACGCAGGTAATCGTCAATCGTGCCCTTGACCGACTCGGTGCCCGCCGGGCTGTTCTCCGACGCGACCTTGCTCAACTCGGAAATGGCGGTTGGGATTGGCATTGTGTTATGCTCCAGGTAATAAAAAAGCCCGCGCATGGCGGGCCTTCAGGGGATGATGATGGACTTTATGATCGTGAAATTCTTGGTGCTCGTCGGCGTCGCTTTCCTCTACGGCTTCATTCGCGGCGGTCGGAAATAACCGGTCCTGCAGAACGCAGCAGCGGTCGGTCCATTAGGTTTTCGAGCGCGGCCCCGGACTTTCGGAGCCCGCCTGCACTCGAGTTCAGCGACCTGGCAGCAAGGGATTTGAACAGGGCGCTCTTGTCCATCATGAAGGCCGCCCAAGAGGCCGGATTGCTTGCCAGCGAAGCCAGCCCCATGGGGTTTTTGTTCATCTCCATCAACGCGCGGCGCTCCGCGACGTTCAGGGTCGTGATCAGTCGCGACTCTTCTGCATTCAGGCCCTGCACCCCTGGAACGGCGGTGGCGATCTCTTCCTTCAGGCCGCGCGCCAGTCCTTTCTGTGCTTCCGTCTCCGCGCTGCCCACCTGGCCGTACTTTTTCTTGAGCACGCGGTAGGTCCCCTGCTTCAGGGCCTGCGCAGCGCCGACAGGGATGTCATCGCTCGGCAGATTCGGATGTGCCATAAAGTCATCGGCGACGCCTTGGATCGCGCGCAAGTCGCTTGTCGGGCTGACCTGACGGGAGAAGTTGCGGCGAACCTCATCCAGCGACTTGATCACGTTCTGCTTGTTGACTGTGGCTCCCGATGTCGCAATCTTGTCGGCGATCTGGTCGTTCAGGTCCCCGATCATGCCGCGCAGTTTTTCGGCGCCGCGCATCGTCGGATTGATCCCGCGATCGAGCAGTTCACGCACCGCTACCGCTGCATCGCCGCTCTTGAGCTGAGCGATCGTCGGCTTGATGGCACTTTGCATCAGGCGCGTCGAAATGTCGTCGACCAGCCCCGACGCCGCCTTACCGGCCTGGCCGGCAAACTTGACGGCGCCAGGAATCGCCGCGCCAACCAATGCACCGCGGCCGGCGTGCTCTGGATCCACCAGTGCGGCCGACGCTCCACCCGTGATGGCACTGCCGGCGGCGCGCGTGCCGATATCTGCCAGCTTTTGCGCGCGCGTTGCATTTGCTGGGAGGGTTGATCCAAGCCGCAGGCCGCTGGACCCTGCGGCGTTTGCCAGACGCTCGAGCGATGGCGCGGCTGCGGCCAAGCGGGGTAGTGCTGCCACTGACTTGATACCCTGAGCGACGATGCCCCCGACTGGAAGGGTTGCCGCAATGTTCCCGCCCATCCGACCGAGGTTGAACGAGGTCGAGTCCTTGTTCTGCTCGGTCAGCGCTTCGAAGTCGGCATTGCGGGTTCGATTCCACTGCGCGATTGTCGGGGAGATCTTGCCCGGCAGGTAGGTGAGCACGTTCAGCGCGGTGTTGCCGAGGTCGGCCACGCCCAGCGCGGCGCCGGCGGAAGCGCGGCTTGTGGTGCTGTCGCCGCCTGTAGGCGCGCCGCGGTCGAACTTCAGGGGCGTGCGCACCGCTGCGCCTGCACTCGGCGCCGATTCCGCTTCCAAGCGCGCGCGGAACTCGAATTCTTCCTGTTCGGTCATTTTGCTTGGCTCCGTTTCCATGCTTGGTAACGCTCTTCCTTGCCTGGGTCGGCATACGCCTGCGCCGGCTTCTTCGGCAAATCCTTGAGGCCGGTTACCTTGGCCGCTGGCGACAAGAATTTGCCGAAGTCTTCACGTCCGGTGCTCGCCTTGTACTGCTGCTCGAGCCCGTGCAACTGCCCGCGCATCAACTCCTTGTAGGTGCTGATGACGCCCTTGAGCTGTGCCGGGCTGTTTGCTGCCGCGATCACGCGCGCCGCCTCTTCGCGGTCGTGCACGCCACCGCCGCTGCCGACAATGGCCTTCACCACCTCGTCGGCGACCACCTTCTTGGCCGCATCAAAGTTCGTCGGCGCCGGGCTGCCGGTCTGCGTGGCGAAGTAGTTACCCAACTTATTGACGGCCTGTGCGTTGCCGTTGTGGAGCGCGTCAGCGAGTTGGTCGAGCGTGTCCATGTGCGAGAGCGACACGTTGAAGGACCGCACCGAATTGCCCTGTTTGCCGCTGGTGAACGCTTTCAACGCGGCGCCCTGCGACCCGAGCTCGTTCTTCGTCGTGATCTGGTCGCGGCGCTGCTGCGACGGATCGATGCCGGCGGCCAGCTCGGCCGCCTTGTTGAGGATGGCCGAGCGTCCGGCTGCAGCGTTCTTACCCATCCCCATCGGCGGGAGCGTGCCATCGAGGTTGTAGCGCGCCGCCGCGTTCAGGATAGCCTGGTCAGTGATCGCCGCTTGCGGGTCGTTGTCGGCATGTTGCATGTTGTGCGCTCGGCGCGCTTCCGCCACACTTGCCACCGAATCAGGCGACTGCGTGTTCTGGATCGTGTTGACCGGCTTGCCGGTGAACGGGTCGAGTGCCACGGTGGAGCCGCCGGTGTTCTGGAAGTTCAGCTTTTCGGCAGGCGCGTAACCGTCGACTGCCGTTGGGTTGCCGAACTCGTCGAAATTGACCAGCACCTGTTTGCCGCCGATCGTCATTACCTTCTGCTCCTTCAGCTTTGGCCGCAGTTTCTCCGCCAGTTCGTAGTACGGCTTTGCCTGTGCCGGGCGGCCTGCCTGCGTGAGGCGGTCGCCATACGACATGTAGGTCTGGAACAGATCGGCCGGCGCGGCCGACGCGGGCGCAGGCGCAGACGCGGCCGAAGGATTCGCGGCCGGAGCTGCGTCGACCGTTGGCGCGCCGCCGATGCGCGGCAGCCCGGGGGGAGGCCCCATTTGCGTAGGGGCTCCACCGGCCAGAATCTTCTGCAGTTGCATCGGCTCGTCGGCCGCGGCCTGGAGCTTCTGGTTCTCCAGCTTCGTCTGGTCGACCTGTGCCTGGCGCAGAGCGGTTTGCTGCTGCTGCACCAGCGCGCCGTTGTAGCCCTGCGAGCCCGACATCAGGCCTTGACCCAGGACCTCGCCGAAGTTCCCACGGCCGCCCAGCATCGCGCCGCCGAAGGCCAACAGCCCCTGGCGCGCGGCCGCGTTCTTGTCCGGATCATCCGGCAGCCAGTTCGGCATGTAATCGCCCAAAATTCCCATGTTCTCTCCTTATTGGCGGCGCGCGTTGCGCATTGCCATCTTCGCGACGAGACCCCGCATCGCGTCGCTGGTCTGGTTCAACGACCGGCCCGTCGTGTTCGACCCATCCGGCGCGATGGGCGCAGCCTGGCCTTGGTAGATCGGACGCGCCGGAGGCGCGCGCCGCGGGGGCGGCTGCCCGGCGTTCGTGGCGTTATTGACCGTGTTGTACGTGGATAGGGCCTTGCCGGCGGTACCCATCATGGAGCCGGCCTTGAGGTTACTAAGGGCACTGCCGTCAGCCACGTACGCCGGTTGACTGGCTGCTACTGAGTTAAGAGCGGAGCCGTTCGCGACGTACCCCGATTGGCTTGCCGCAATCTTGTCGAGCGACGACATACCGGCCGTGTCAAGGATTCCGCCCGTACCGCCTGCGCTTGCGTTTCCTCCTGCGAGTACACCGCCTTGGCTGATAGCGGTCCCGGTGCCCGGGGCTGCTGCTCCGACGTTTGCAGTCGCATACTGGAAGACAGCTGGGTTTGACAGCTCGGCGCCAAGCGAGTTGAAACTAGCAGCCTGGGCCGACGTTACACCGGACCCCGCGCCACCGGCCGCACCTCCGCCGAGCATGCCGCCTTCCGTGACCGCTGGTGTCACGAACGTCATTGCCCCCGGTGCCGCGGCCCCAGCCTCGGCAGCCAACATGCCAGCGCCGACGCCTTCGCCAGCCATCCCGGCGCCATAGGCGGCCAGCGCGGCGTCGGCGGCTGCGGCTCCGGTCCCTGCCATCGCCCCGCCGGCTGCGCCAGCGCCGAGCATTCCAGCACCAGCACCGGCCGCTCCGAGCGCGCCAGCACCCGCTGCGCCAGCACCGACAGCGCCCGCGCCAGCTGCGCCAGCGGCGCCGGCACCAGCTGCGCCGGCGGCTCCTGCACCAGCTGCTGCGCCACCCGCTGCAGCTCCACCAGTTCCAGCGGCACCGAGTGCGGCTGCTGTTTCGATTCCCGACATTTTTTTCTCCTTATTTACCGAGCATTCCGTAGAGCGCTGCTGCACCGCCCACGGCCTGTCCGAGTTGGTTGGCGCCTGGCGCGGATTCGCTGACGGTCGAGCCGCCACCGACCGCCGCGCGGATCGTATTGCCGAGGACGTCGAGCTGCTTGTAGGGCGACTGTGCCTTCTCGTTGAAGTAGGCCATCTGGTCCGTAAGCTGCTGCTGGTCCGCGCCATATTGCAGTTCTCCCACGCCTTGCAGCTGCGCCGCGTCGGTGTAGGCCTGGTTGCCGTATTGCAGGGCCAGCGGCATGGCGCCCAGCTGACGCTGGCGCTCGGCCTGATAGCTCGCCTCGTTGCGGCCCAGGGCGCTCTCGGCCAGCCCAGCGCTCTGGTTGTAGTTCTGCATGCGCATGCTGGTCGCCGAGTCGGACAGGCTTTGCGCCAGGTTGCGCGAATTGCCTTCCTGCGCCTGCTGCCAGGCCGAGCCGCCGAACGCTCCCGCACGCGCCATCGTGGCGTCGGTCGCGTTCACGGCGCCGCTGTAGTTGCGTGTGATGTCGCCGGCCGCCTTGTCGATCGACTGCTGCAGGTATGGGTTATCGCCCATGTAATCGTTGGCACCGGCCGTGTGGCCCAGGTACTGGCCGCCGAGCGTGCTTTGCAGCGCCTGGCTGCCGGCGTTGATCTCGCCCGATCCGCTCAACGCGCGATCGGTCGCCATGCCCATGCCCATCTTCTGGAAATTGTTCAGGCCCGCCGAGCGCTGGCCGTCGTAGACCGGCATTTCCTGCTGCGAGAGCGCGGAACCGCGATAGAGCAGGTTTTCCGCAGACTTCTGCGCCCATGCCGGAAGTTCGGTCGTGGTCTTGCTGGTGGTGTTGGCAGGGGTTCCGCCGCTCATGGTGACTCCTTAAAGGGTGAGTTCGTAGCTGACTTGTTTTGGGGTGAACCCGAGGCGCGCGGCAGCCGCCGCCCACTCCGGGCGCGCCGACGAGAAGCTGATCCGGCTCGCGCCGTTGTTCGCGGCGATTGCCTTCACGTGCGGCAGGAAGGTCCGCAGCGCCGGCCTTTTCGTGGCCGAGTGCGCGCACCAGACCTCGACTTTCGAGCCGTGGAACGTCGGCAGCAGGCGCAGCACGACGAAGCCGAGGTATTCGCCGCCCTCGCCAGTGCCGATGTAGAGCGATGCCTGAGCCTGGCGCAGCGCCATGTAGACGTCTTCCGGCAGCCAGTCGTCGGTCGTGGCCTTCTTGACCTCGACCAGGCCGGCGCGCACGCGCTCCCACTCGGCGGCGAGGTGTTTCGGTTCGATCACGCGCAGCATTCAGTTTCCCGTCAAAAATCGTTTCTGGACGAAGGTGGTCGGCGCCGCGGTGCAGAGCCAGCCCTCCACGACGTACCGCGAGCCGGCGGCGCCCAGCTCGACCGGCGCGCTGTTGCGCACGAAGTCGCCGGGGGTGTAGCTGCCGGTGGCCGGCGGCGCGTCGGTGGCGTTCGCGCAGCCCCGGATCGCGCCCTCGGCGAGCGCGTTCACCAAGAACGCGGTGTCGCGCTGCAACTCGCCAATTCGTTGCTTCAGCGCGCGCATGCTATCGGCCTGCGGCAGGCGCGCATCGGTGCTCAGCTTCATTCGGTTCCGTCCGGTATCAATGCCGGCGTAAAGCCGACGAGTTCGAAATCACCTTGCAGGTCGACCCGCAACCGGTGGTAGCGGCCCGACGCCAGAGTGTCGTAGTGGCTGCCCGACAGGGCGTTGCTGCCGCGCGCCTCCAGCTGGCCGCCGTCGAAGTTGCGCGTGAAGTGCGTCAGGCTCGACGCGCCGGGGCGCAGGGTGAACCGTGGCGTCACCCGCGACAGCGTTGTGTACTGGTCGTCGTCGCCAAAGTCACCGGTCGTCAGGGAAGCGCTGCCGCAGGGGCCGGTGAGCGTCTTGACCTTGTGATCGACGCCGACGACGCCCATCGCCGTGCTGCTCGTGTCGAACGCTGGCGAATCGAACGGCAGGTCCGGTAGCGAGTCGTACGTGGTCACAAGCTCGAGCGGCCACGTGTCGTAGTTCGCTTCAGCTCCCTGGTACTGGAACACGGTCTCGATCGGCATCGAGGCGCGCCCCCACCGATCGTTGTTCAGGTTGTAGACGACGGCGTCGGTGAGGACGCCGCCCGAGCCGGGGGTAGGGTAGAACCACCAGCACAGGTTCTTGGCCTGGTCGAAGTACGACCGAATCCGGTAGCGGTAGGTAATGTCCGAATTGGCGAAGAACCACTCGCGCACCGCGGCGCCGATCGGGCGCGGCGCGGAGCCATCGAATATCCAGAAGTCGTCGCGACCGATGAACACGTGCGCCGTCCCGGTGTCGATGACCGCTTCCGCGCCAATGGCACCCACGTTCGATGCAACCAGGTCCCACTGCCAGATGACCGGTGGCCCGACGTAACGCCCCAGGTACATAGAGCGCTCCTTGTAGACCGCCACGTCCTTTCCAAGGCGCTTTGCAGCCCGGATGTCGCCTGGCGTGTCCATCAGGTAGCCGAACGCCGCCTGGTTGCTCGACGCGGGCGTCCAGGTCAGGTGGTCGTAGATGTGCGAGCAGGCCCACGCGTCTGGTCGGTCGCCGCCCACATAGGTGGCGTTCAGGCCGAAGGCCAGCACGAAGCCCGACGCGGTCTCGATAATGCGTGCCTTGGGCGACTGCGGTATGTCCGCGAACGCCGTGCCGCCGCCGGTCGAGACCTGGATCGGCTCGGTTTCGTTGCAGGCCAGCGATGCGTTGCCGAACTGGGTGAAGCGCCACCGATTCTCGATGCTGCCGACATAGCCGCCGGCGCGTGACTGGTCGACCAGCGCGGTGCTCGAGTATTCGTAGAGGGCGGTCTGCGTGCCGACGAACACTCGGTTCAGTTTGTCCAGGCGCGTCACGACGGCGGCGCCGCGGCATTCCGAGGGCAGGCCGGGCAGCCCGACATCGAGTTGCGACGGCGCGCCAGCCATGCCCCGAAGCGTCGGGATCACGTTCGTGCAAGCGGTAAGCACACCTGGTGCCGTGGCGTCGGCATCCGGCGCGAAGCCGATCAGCGGGATCATCGCGCGCTCCCGATGACGAGCGTTGAGCCGCTGTGGCGCATCTCGCTATCGGCGTCGATCAGCCCGTTGACCGCGCTGGCGTACATACGCGCGGCCAGCGGTATGCGCGCGTCGTCCTTCAGGTGCGCGTAGGCCTCGATGAGCGCCGCGTACAGGTAGGCCGACGGGCAGTTGTCGAGCAGCCAGTTCGTGTCGCCATCGCCCGCCAGCGCAGGGAAGCGCCGGTAGTAGCTCATGACGAAGTTGTCCGGATGGCCGCCCTCGACCGCAATCCCGCCGTCCTGGAACGTGTAAAAGCGCGCGAAGCCGGTGGGCGCCAGCTCGGCGAACCGCTCGGGAGTCACGTAGGACAGTGGGCGCATGCCGGCACCGTCGTTCACCGTCAGGCGCTCGAGCGACAGGAAGCCGGCAGGCAGGGCGGCCAGCGATTGCGATTCCGTCGCCAGCATCTGCGTCAGCCGCAGCGGCGCAACAGTGCCGTCGAAGTCACGCGAGCCCGTGTAGAGCCGGGACTCGGCGAGCGCTACGAAGTCGGGGATGACGTCGCCTAGGTTCGTGCGCCCAAGCCGACTTGCGATCATGGCCTTGAGCAGGCCATAGTTCTGCTCCCGAAGGGCCAGTGCTTCGGTAACGATAATGGTCATGTCTATGCTTCCAATAAAGTAGCAGATGCCCGCACGAAGTGCGGAGCGGCTCGGCTTGTTATGCGAGCGCGGGGACCGGAGACCTGAGCACCACAAGCTCATGAATGGCGGCTGTGACGGCACCACTGATGCTTCCGGTGGCGGTCAGGCCGCCGACGAACCCGGCGAAAGGTTGAGCGATTGCGCCTCCGTTATAGGCGAGGCTGTACGTCATGATGGACGCGCCACTTACTGGATAGCCCCCATACAGGGTGACCGTTTGCGTATCTCCCGAACGGGTAATAACGATCTTGATCTTGGCTCGATTCGTCGACCAGGTGATGGGGCTCGAGGTGGCGATCGTCCCGCCGAATGTCGCAACTCCTGAGAGAAGCTGGCCGATGTGCAGTTGAAGCGTGCCATCGCCGGCCCTGTATAGAAACGAGAAGACCTTATCGCCGAATTTAGCGCCAGCAGCAAATGTCTGCGACGACGAAAGGATGAACCCGGTCCCTACAGGCAGCGTGATATCCGCCAAAATCGTTACGGAGTCGGCGTCCATCAGCCCGTATGCATTGCTGCCGTCTAAAAACTCCGGAAGCAGGGCGACTTGAGTCAGGTCAGTAACAAAATCGACCTGGAAATAGCCGACACGCTGCAACGCGTTACAGCTTCCCGCATTCCGCGGGGTTTGCCAGAACTCGAAATTTCCATACATCGCCGAGCTCGCGTTATCGCCCTTCAGGTACTGGATTTTTGACAAACCATACGGCAAATGCGTAACACGGTACGGCAGATCCGATTTTCGGTATGACGAAGTCGACTCCGACGTAAAACCGACTGCGCCCGGGATGCGCGTAATCGATTTCCTCTGGATCATCTCAGCAACGCGAACCGATGGGCGAACGCCGCCGATCGCAGATTGGTATCCCTCATTGCCGATACCGCGATAGATGAGCTCGGTGCTGGGCGAGGTGTTCCACACCCACAGCGTCATCGCGGCGGAGCCTGTGACATTGTCGGTTGTGGATGTCGCACTTCGTCCCTGCGCGGTCAGCCCGCTCGATGTCATCTTCGTATAGACGTCCAGGTATGAGCTCCGGCTGTCCATCGAGCAAAGCCGCGTCCACTGGCCTTGTTCGACCACAAAAACATCACGGAAGAGCGCTTTTGCAATCGCGCAGGCCTTGAAGGCATGCCCGTTGTCGCCGAAGTGAAGACCATCGTTTTGCTCGGTGCCCCAGCGGTAACCATCCGAATTCTTGTTCAGCCAGTCCTTCAGATCAGCAGCGATGTCGATAATTGGGATTCGATAGGCTGCGGCGATCGAGCGTTTTGCCTGGTCGATTTGCCGACTCGCCTCCTTATGGTCGCGTATCGCGGCTTCATTTCGATAAGCGGCATCGCAGGTGAGTAAGACGGGAATCGTCCCGGCAGCCAGAAGTTTCTTGATCAGCAGGCGAGTTTGATCCGCGTGCTCGACGTACGAGAATGTGTTTGAGATGTCGTTCAGACCGAACCCGATGAAGCACAGGTCAGCCCTGCCGTAAGCAGGGTTATCCGTGATCGCGCGATCATAATTTTCCAGCGCCCACCCGTCGTTGAGGGAGCGCCCGCTATATCCGGCATTCCAAACCGCGATGTTCGGGTTGCTGAACATGTCCTGGAGAAGGGCCTTCAGCTTAGCTGGCCAGGCATTCGGAGCGGTCGATTCATGGTCGGACGTGCCGAGCGCAGAGCCGCCGCCGGTCGTCGGGTTGGCGGACCAGCCCGTCGTGTTGTTACCATCGGTCGTGCTGTCGCCATAGCAAGCGATTTTGACGGCATCCCCGGCAGCCATACGCGCCGAGATGTACGCCATCAATTGGTCGCCTGCGCTCGTAGAACCGACATCGGCTACAGCGCCTAGGAGCTCATTGAGAACGTCGGCCACCGTCCTGCCATTGTGGCTTACCTTCGTGGTGCCATCGTCTGCGGCCAGTGACAGCAAGGTCACATCGTTGCTTGGGTCGTTCAGCACTACGTCCGCAACCACCAGCGGGCCAATTCCCTTACCGGTGATGTTCAAACAGTAGTGCCCGTCAGCAGCATAGAAGGAAAAGCACCCGTTCTCGTCGGAGACGACGGACGGCACAGCCGCGCCGCCATCGGTCGCATAGATGATCGCAGGCGCGTTGCCAGGGTAGGCCGTGACCGTAACCACGGCGCCCGCCACCGGCTTGCCCTGCTTGTTGAGGATCGTGTCGGTATAGCGTTCCATCAGATGCGGCCCTCGTAAATACGGCATTTGCTGTGCTCAGCCAGGAACTGGTCGAGCATCTTGTCCTCGCGTGCGACCACCTCCCAGGTGGTGCCGCGCTTCATCGCCCACTCGTTGAGCAGGTCGAGCGGAATGGATGCGGCGTAGTGGTCGCCGCCGTGGGTTTTGGTCGCACCTGCATTGCGGATCCGCTCGTTGCGCGCCAGCGCGGCGGACACATCGGTCGACTGCACGATGACGCCGGAACCGTCGTTCTCGACCTGCATCGTCAGTTGGCTGTTGCTGGTGGCGTCAATGAGGTGTTTCATAAGTGTCCGGAAATGAAAAAGGGCCAGCGGTTCGGCTGGCCCTTCGTGGTTGCTACGGGGAGGCTTATGCCAGGTCGAGCACCGCGCCGTGCGCTTTCGGGTTGTAGTCGCGCAGGGTGAATTCGCAGTTCACCAGCACGTCCTTGGTGTCACCGGTTTTGCCCAGCGGCTCGTCGTTCATCGGGCGGAGGATCGCCAGTTCCAGGAACTCAGGATTGATGAAGGCGACTTCGCGCTGACGCATATGGCGCGCGTTGACGGTCTTCACGCGGCCGAATGGTCCGATGTAGACCTCCAGCGTTGCCGTCAGGGTCTTGTCTTCGGCCTTGTCGAAGCGGGTCGTGCCGGCCAGGAAGCTATCGAACACCACGCGCTGAGTCGACGGCATCAGGCCGTACAGGCTCTCCATGTCGGCGCCGTTGTCGAACATCTGCTGCAGCACGCCCTTCATCAGGGTTTCGGTGAACGGGCGGGTAGCGCCGTCGACAGCTGCGGTGTTCGTCAGCGGGTTGGCCGCTGCGCCGCCGGCGCCGAACGAAACGTTGTCCGACATGAAGCCGAACAGGCCGCGCGCCTGCGGTGCTACGCCGGCGGCCGCTGCGATGGCGGTCGTGTTCTGCAGGACGGCGAACTCGATGTCCTTCTTCAGTTCAACCATCGTCTTGGCCAGCTGGCGGTTGTATTCCGATTTGCCGCCGGCTTTTTCCACACGCTCCTGGGTGCCGGTCACGCCGAAGACGTCTTCGACGATCTGCGTACGATTGCCGTAGCGCAGCGGCGGCGTACGCGCGGTGCGAGTGGCGTTGTTGCCCTGCTCGACCTTGTTGGCTTTGGCCGCGCGGTAAGCGTCGGTGCTCCATTCGTCGAAGACGCCGTCTGCCTTGCCTTTGCCGATCAGCTTGAGGGTTGGGGTCTCTGCAACGCTGACGTTCCAGATCTTATTCATCAACTGCTCACGGTTGACCGTGGCGTTGAAGGTGGCGAAGGTATTTGCGGTTTGCGGCATGGTGAGTTCCTTTTAACGTTTGGTCATGCCGAGCAGTGCAGCGAAGTCCTTGACGCTGCCGGTCTGATCGAGACGACGGGTTTGTTTTTCGATGTGCAGCTGGGCTGCGGGTTTGGCGGCCGGCGCGGCCTTGGCTACCTTGGTGGGCAAAGTCGATACCGCCTTGATCGCCTTTTGAGTGGTGCTCTGCTGCTTGTCGAACTGCGCGGCCTTCCAGAGCACCTCCAACATGCGCTTGTCGGCCACGTTCGCAAGCTCGGCATCGGTGAAACCGGCCTTCTGGCCGATCGCCTTCATTTCCGCGATGTGTTCCTTGCCGAAGCCGGGAACGATCGTCGCCATGTGCACCTGGGCCTCCTGCGACTGCCGGGCGAAGGCTTCACGCTGCGCCGCTGCCTGGGCCGCCGTCAGGGCCTGCTGCTTCTGGCCGATGCCGGCAACAACGTCACCGCGGCGCGCCCGCAGGTCGTTGAATTCGGCAAGGTGCGTGCTGTACGAAACCGGGTCCTCTGCGCGCAGCGCGGCCCAGTCGACCTGCTGATACTCGGCCAGAGCAGCGTCGATGTTCTGCAGCTGGCCGATCTCCTGGCTGAACTGCTGGACCTCGGCGGCCTGGCGCGCCACGTGCTGGCCCCATTCCTGGCGTTCTTGGGCGAGGCGTTGGGCCTTTTGAGTGTAATCCGCTTGCCGCAAATAACCACTCTTGGCCTCGTCCTTCGACACCTTGACCATTTCGCCATTGATTTCCAGCTCGAGGAACGCTTCGGGCGGGTCCGTTTCCGGTTGTCCGTCCGGATCCGCCTGCGGGTCGGCCTCGGGGTCCTGCTCCGGGTCGACTTCTGGTGGATCGGTTTCCTCGACAGGGTCCTGGTCGGGATCGACGTTTTGCGGGTCCGTTTCCGGTTGTCCGTTATCGCCGTCGCCGCCCAGCATTTCCGCGAAAGAGTCGGTGGTCAGGGTTTCTGCCGCCGTTGCTCCGCCGCCGCCACCGCCTTCGACGATGTGCATTGGCATTACAAAGGACAGCAGGAATTTCAGCAGTTTGTTCATGTGTTTTCCGTGAGGTGTGAGTTCAGAAATGAAAAGGCCACCTCAGCGGGTGGCCTTCTGATTGTTCCTAACTCGACGGGCAGCGTTCAGGGGCACGCTGCCAGCCCGGGTAATTAGATGGTGGAGCCGTCCGACAGCAAGGCGGCGGGGGTGTCGCCGCACACCAGCCGGATGCCCGCATACTTCCCGACATGCAGGCCGCCGTCCTTGGCGTCCGGATGCGTGATCTGGCAGACCGGGAGCGGCTGCGCGGCTTCCTCGATGCGCGCGGCGTACGCGGCGAGCGATTCGACCTCGGCGGGTGCTGGGGGCGGTGCCGGATCCTGTGCCGGCGGCGTTTCCACGGCCGGCGGCTGCGCGGCTTCCTCGATGCGCG